GGGCACTTAATGAATAAAAATTATGATAAAATCGCCGCAATTGAAAAAGCTATATCTGAAAAGTATGGCGAAGAAGCCATAATCAATCCACAAGCTGAATGGACCGAAGAAAAAGAAAAAGAATATAGCAAACAAGCTAAGGAACTCTACAATAAAAATAAAAGAATTTCTGACTTTTCAGATAAAATCGATGTAAATGGTATAAAGGTTAGTAAAAAACTACTTAATAGAGAATCTTTAAGAACTTGTCCTGTCTGCGGGTCTTTCCCAAAGAATACTATGGATGATGTCTGTCTAGTCAAATTTCAATGTTGCAATAATTGCTATATTAAGTTTGTTGAAGGCAGAGAAGAAAGATGGCTATCAGGCTGGAGACCTGAAAAATAAACAAAAAGAGGAAAAGCAATGGCTACAGTTTATGAAATTATTCAAGGCCTGTCACAAGCAGCAGCAAATGCTTACGATGGTGCAACAGACGACAAGGGCGAACCACTTAAGGCAGGCCTGCAGAGAGAAGAAGGAGATCCAATTCTTGACAAAAGAGTTATGGACGGCTTTGGCATAAAGTTCTATGGCAACATGATGTGCCTGTCGTATATGTCAGAAGTGCAACTTAAAGAAGTATATGCATCAGGTTTTGAATCTGATGTTGAGCAGCGTATGGCAGATATTGCTTCTTTTCTTAAAAAAGAATACCGTAAAATTACTGGTGAATCTGTGACACTAACTAAAGAAGGCGAAATTGACGTTCATGTTCAAAACTCTTCACGGGTACGCTCTTGGGTTAATGCAAAGCTTCACTACAAAGTTGGCGGTCTTGATGAAACCATGGCAGTGCGCGCAGAACAAGAAAGACAGCCTGAAGATTCTTTTAGAAAATTTCTTGATCAGGGTGGTTGGACAGGTGATGGCGGTAAACGCCCTCAGAACGATACCAGAAAAAAGGAATCGTAAAATGAAAATCACTGAAAATGAACTTTATAAAATTATTCTTGAAGAGTACGCCCAAGAAGAAGAACTTGAAGAGGCGCTTAGCCCAGAAAAAGTAGCACAGCTTTTAGCATGGATTAGAGGCAAGGCTCCGCGACCTGATTGGGCGACTGATGATTATGGAAGTTCTGGTGCCGGTAAAGCTATGCAGGCTCCAATGGATGTTGATGTAGACCGCGGCGCAGATACGATGCCTTTTGGGGCAGAGCCAGAACCGGAACCGGAAGTAGGACCCGAAAGTTTAGAAGATCAGATTGCTGATATGATTAAGGGCATGCCGCCTGAACAAGTATCGGACTTATTCCAAGCAGTATTTGCTAAAATCCCCGGTGTTGAAATGGGAGAGCCAGAGGAAGAGCCGCCCGAAACTCTTTATTCACCGGGCGCAGAGGGGAGACCAACAATCAGCCTAGGCCCACTAAGAGAACTAGTGTTTAAAAAAATTATGGAAGCCGGCGGCACCATGTACCGTGGTATGGGCGTAGCATACAAAAGAGACGAAGATAAAAAGTGCCCCAAGTGTGAGAAAAACAAAGAAGATTGCGAATGTCCCAAGGACAAAAAGGACAAAAAAGATACTAAAGAAGATGTATGAGTTTTCAACTAGACAAAAACCAAAAGGTCAAAGAAATATTAAAATGCGGTAAGGACCCTGTTTATTTTCTTAAGACATATGCTAGAATTTCTCACCCCCTCAAGGGGTTAATTCTTTTTGATACGTATGATTTTCAAGATGAGTTATTAAAAGATTTCAATGATTATCGTTTCAATGTTATTTTAAAAGCAAGACAACTTGGCATCTCAACGATTACAGCAGGGTATATTGTTTGGCTTATGCTTTTTCACCGCGACAAGTCAATTCTTGTTATGGCAACTAAGTTTGCTGTTGCAGGTAATCTTGTTAAAAAAGTCAAGAACATCATGCGGAACCTACCAGACTGGATCAAGATTGCTGAGATATCAGTTGACAATAGAACATCTTTTGAATTGTCAAACGGTTCATCAATTAAGGCTGCCTCAACCTCTGGGGATGCAGGTCGCTCCGAAGCACTTTCTTTACTTGTCCTCGATGAGGCTGCGCATATTGAAGGTCTTGAAGAATTGTGGACAGGTCTATACCCCACGCTGTCAACTGGTGGTCGTTGTATTGCGTTGTCCACCCCAAATGGTGTTGGTAACTGGTTTCATAAAACTTGTGTGGATGCTGAGACACAATCAAACAACTTTCATATTACGACGCTAGCGTGGGATGTACACCCTGACAGAGATGATCAGTGGTATAAGAAAGAAACCAAAAATATGTCCAAGCGGCAAATTGCACAGGAACTTGAATGCAATTTCAATACATCGGGTGAAACTGTCATAGATTCAGATTGTATGGAATGGTTGCTACAAAACGTTAAAGAGCCGAAGTATAGAACTGGTTTTGATAGAAATTTTTGGATTTGGGAAGAATTTGATCCAAGCTGTAATTACCTTTTAGTTGCTGATGTTGCGCGCGGCGATGGTGCTGATTATTCAACTTATCATATCGTAAAACTTGAAACTTTAGAAATTATCGGTGAGTACCAAGGAAAAGCAACATTAGATATGTTTGCCAATATGTTAAATCAAGTTGGCAGAGAATATGGAGATGCTATGTTGGTGGTTGAAAATAATAACGTAGGCTACACAGTGCTTGATAAATTACTAGAATACGGGTATCCGAATTTGTATCATTCTGTCAAGTCTACACATGAATATATCGAGCAGCATCAAGCAGAATTAAGAAACTCAGCAATCGCTGGATTTTCTACAACTATGAAAACTAGGCCCCTTATAGTTGCTAAATTAGAAGAGTTTATCAGAAATAAACTAATTACGGTATATTCATCGCGTACTGTTAATGAGATGAAAACTTTTATTTGGAGGAATGGTAAACCACAGGCAATGAAGGGCTATCATGATGATTTAATCATGGCTCTTGCTATTGCATGCTGGGTAAGAGATACCGCAATACAATCTAGCTCAAGAGATTTAAACTATCAGAAAGCTTTTTTGGGTGCCATATACACAGCAAAAACTACTATGAATACGCAAATTAAAGGCCAGCAAGGCTACAAGAGAAACGATTTATTTGATAAAATGAGTGAGGCAGAAAAAATGTATAAACAATATAAGTGGATTATTAAGTGAGATTATAGATGGCGCCAAAAAACAAAAACACAAGAAACACAAGAAACACAAGTTCAGAATTATTCAAGTCACTTACTAGACTATTTTCTGGACCTATAATTAATTACCGGTCCCAGTCTGGTAGAAAAATACGTAGACAGCATCTTGATAAATATTCGTCTAGGTTTAAGACTGCTTCCGGACAACAGTTTAAAAAGTCTCTTTACAATCCGTTGGATCAATTATCTGCAAACGCAATGCAGAACCAGCGCCGAGTCGAGCGCTATGTCGATTTTGACCAGATGGAATACATGCCAGAGATTGCATCTTCATTAGATATTTATGCAGACGAAATGACAACCTACTCTGACCTCAGACCAATGCTTGGGATCAAGTGCGGCAATGAAGAAATTAAAGCAGTGTTAGATAATCTGTATTCTAAAATTCTTAATATCGATTATAACTTATTCGGCTGGGCGCGCACCATGTGCAAGTATGGTGACTTTTTCCTGTATCTAGATATTGATGACAAGTTTGGCGTACAATCAGTAATTTCTCTGCCAATTTCTGAACTTGAAAGACTTGAGGGTCAAGACGCTACTAATCCTAACTATGTCCAATACCAGTGGAATTCTGCTGGGATGACCTTTGAAAATTGGCAAGTTGCACACTTTAGGGTTTTGGGCAATGACAAACACGCCCCATATGGTACATCCATATTAGATCCAGCGAGGCGCATATTTAGGCAACTTACACTTGTTGAAGATGCCATGATGGCATATCGAGTAATTAGATCTTCTGAGAGAAGGCTGTTCAAGATTGATGTCGGCGGAATCCCTCCACATGAAGTAGAACAATACATGGAAAAGATTGTTACTCAGCTTAAGAGACACTCAGTTATTGATTCACAATCTGGTCGCGTAGATATGAGATATAATCCTATGAGTATTGAGGAAGATTATTTTATTCCGGTTCGCCCGGGCTCTGCTACTGAAATTACAAATCTTGCGGGTGGACAAAACACAACGGCAATCGATGATGTTAAGTACCTTCGCGATAAATTGTTTTCTGCACTTAAAATACCGCAAGCATACCTCACTATGGGTGAAGGTGCAACTGAAGATAAGACTACGTTGGCCCAAAAAGATATTCGTTTTGCGAGAACCATACAGAGATTACAAAGAGTGATTACATCTGAGCTTGAAAAAATTGGTATTATTCACTTGTACACTCTTGGTTTCCGCGGCGACGATTTAATTAATTTCAAAATTGTTTTAAATAATCCTTCTAAAATTTCAGAACTCCAAGAGGTCGAACACTGGAAAGCCAAGTTTGACATTGCGGCTGGTGCCACCGAAGGATATTTCTCCAGACGCTGGGTGGCTGAAAATATATTTGGTATGTCTCACGAAGACTTCATCAGGAATCAAAGAGAAATGTATTACGATCGCAAACACGATGCCGCTTTACAACAAGTTGCTGAAGCTGCTGCTGCTGGTGAAACAGCTGGTGTTGCTGGAGGTGGCGGAGGCGGTGCACCTGCTGACCTTGGCTTAGATACACCTGCTCCTGATGCCGGTCCAGCTGAAATTCCTGCTGCTGATGCTGGTGCTGATCCTGCTGCTGATGCTGCAGCCGGCGGTGGAGATGACTCAATGTTATTAGCTGTACCGCCCGGTTCTAGAAATGCATCGCGATTGACGCCCGGTGCTAAAAACAAAGTCTACAACCCTGTTAAAGTAGACAAAAGAAAATCTAGTGGACCTAGAACTAGAAATTATGCTGGACATCGGAACGCTGAAAAAAGTAGCAATACAATAAGAAATGTGTTTCCTGGTTCAGAAATAAATACCATACCAAGCATAGCTAAAGGTATTTATGAGAATCAGGATTCTAATTATATTTTGAAAGAGTCAGCTGAAGAGGTAAAACTCTTTGAGGTCAATGAATCTTTACACAGTCTAATTTTTGATTTAGAGACACGTCAAGAAAAATTATTAACGGAGCAAGATAATGAAGATTAAGCACAACAAAAAGAGAAACACAGCTTTTGTTTACGAAGCGCTAGTACGCGAGGGTACCTCTGCGATACTACAAGGTGACGAAAAACGGCGCAACACTGTTATTTCTTTGATCAAGAAACATTTTGCTAACGATTCAATTTTAAAGAAAGATTTAGAATGCTATCGTTCTTTATACGAAGCGAACAGTCTTTCAGAAGCTAACTGTGCAAAAATTATAAAAGAATCAAGACTGCAAAAACGTCTTATAGATCCTGAAGGTTTGTTTATAAAGCAAAGCGATTTAATACATGATGTCAATAAAGAACTTAGTCCACAAATTTTTAACAACTTTGTTCCTAACTATAAATCATTAGCAAGCATTTATCAAATGTTTTCTAATGATACATCACCGAAAGATTCTGTTCTGTTAGAAAATTCTGTATTGAGTCACATGCAATCCCGAGAGCAGTCTTCTGAAATTGCTGAAGTTGATGATATTGTTGTAAATTCTTTTGTACAAAAATTCAATACAAAATATGACGAACAATTATTAGACGAGCAAAAAACTGTATTAAATCTTTACATTAAATCTTTCGTAGATAATTCTGTAGAATTCAAAATGTATCTTAATGAGGAAATTAAAAGATTAAAAGACGAAGTTAATAAAGCTAAGCATAACAATTTAATTAAATCAGATTCAGATATGCTCAGCAAAACAGAGAAAATTATTGAAAAGCTTGATAGCTTTAAAAACACACAGATTGATGAACATGTGTTATCAACTGTGCTTAAGGTCCAATCACTTGTAAAGGAAACAGTCGAAAATGGCAATAGTAATTAAAGTTGGCAAAAAAGCTAATGAGAAAAAAGTTAGACTTGAATTGAACGCTCGCCAAACTTTGTCTGGCGATGTAATGATTTTTGACCATGGTGATGTTGACATTGTTTTATCACCCACTAATAATAAAGTTGTTGTGTTTCCGAAGGACACTATGACTGAGCTTGTTTATGGCGCGCAAAACAGATTGATGGCCCACCTTATCAAGAAAGGGCTATTAGTACCAGAGACCATTCAAGCCGGCTCATTTTTTGGCTCAATGGAAGGTACGCTACAACAATCTGCTAAACCAGATGTTAGTGGACCTAAATTGGCATTAATAAATATCTCTACTTTTATTGAGGAAGAAAGACCATACTTCGAAAACACCGAAGCGATTATCTCTGTTCAAGATGATGAACTGGTTCATCCCGACAAGGAACATTCAACAGAACTGGGAGAGGTACCACAAGCAGCAGAGAAGGGCTCCATAAAACAAAGCTATGTAAGAGACCCGTATTCTCTTAACTATATGTATACTTTTGAGTGATTAATGGAATTATTAACTTTTGTACTTTGCGCCTACGGTTTAACACAAATAATCGTTTATAGCGACATGCCTTTTTTTAAGCGGATAAGGCCATCCAAAGAATTTTTAGGTGGATATGGTAAAGTATTTCACTGTCCAATGTGCATGGGTTTTCACGTCGGTTGGATATTAATGTTACTTTCTCCGTTTACAGAACTATTTAATTTTGATGTCTCCGCTGCGAATTTCTTCCTTTTAGGAGGCCTCTCATCAGGAACTTCCTATATTATGAACATGGTCTTTGGAGACGAGGGGATAAAACATGAACACAAACATTTTAATGACTAAGTGGATGCTGCAACCTGTTAGACGTTGCTGCAAAGGATCTTAGCTATGAAAATTACAGAATCACAATTAAAACAAATCATTGATGAAGAAATAATGGCAATGATTGAAAATGGAGAAATAGATGAAGGTGTACTTGATCGACTTAAGGCACGTGGTGCTGGAGCATTATCAAAAGTTGGTAGTGCTGTTGGAGCGGCCAAGCAAACACTTGGCTCAAAAGTCACCGGCGCGAAAGCAGCCATTGGTGGTGCTGTTGGAGCAGATACTACAAAGCTTAAACAACAGCAAGCAGCACAACAGCAAGCAGCTGCTGATACAAAAGCCGCCGGCGCTGGTAAGGCTGCAGCCACAAGAACGCTTTCTATTCTAAACTCGCATCTTAAATCAATGGTGACTGATTTGGAAAAACTCGGAATTGATTTAAATACTCCGGGAGTCAAAGGCGCAGTTGCTAGTTTACAAAAAGCAGTTGGTGGCTCTATTGCAAAAACTGCAGGAGCAGCAGAAGAATGAGCAAAGTACTTCTAAGAGAATACTACGAGCTATGTGAAGGCGGCGTTTGTCAGGATTTGTTGACAGAGGCCGAAAAGCGTTTTGTTGCAGAAGGCGGAATGATTCTCTCTGGTATTATGCAGAAAGCCGACACACAAAATGGGAACGGCCGTGTCTATCCTGCGCGTGTTTTGATGCGCGAGGTAGAAAACTACAAAAAGCTTGTTAAAGAGCGTCGTGCGCTTGGTGAACTAGATCATCCTGATGATTCCGTGATCAATCTTAGGAATGCATCTCACATGGTCACTGATGTGTGGTTCGAGGGTAAAGATGTTATGGGCAAGGTACAAGTGCTCAACACGCCCTCTGGAAATATTTTACGCTCCCTTGTGGAGTCCGGTGTTAAATTGGGCATCTCATCCCGCGGAATGGGTTCCGTGAGTGAGTCCCAAGGAGCCACAGTTGTTGAGGACGACTTTCAATTGATCTGCTTTGATTTCGTTTCTGAGCCCTCTACTCCAAATGCATTTATGATGAGAGAGGCTAAAGAGTTTGGTGATTCAAATGTCTTCACCAAAGCAGATAAAATTAACAGACTACTTAATGATATTATCGGAGATTACAAATGAAAAAGCAAGAAGTCACTAACCTTATTAAGGAAACGATTGAAAATAAATTATTTGAGCACAAGCTTAAGCAAGAAGTAGACACGATTTATGAATCGCGTCAAGACCTACAAAGTGTTATGCTCCTTAGCATGATGGAAGAACTTTCAGGTAGGAAAATTCCAGATCCAACTGTTCTTGATGAGGGTGTTTGGGAGAAAGCTAAAGCTATGCTTGCAAAGATTAGACTCAGCAAGAGTACTGGCGCATCGCAACAACGTGACGCACTAGAGGCTGCAGCCGATAAAGCCGCTAACAAAAAGTTTAGTGAGATGCTTGGTCAGCTTAAACAGGCACCCGGCTTTGACAAATACCCCAATAATGAAAAAGAAGAAGAATTTGTTGGAATTACCACGGGTATTGGTATCATGTATCAATCAGTTGTTGAGGCTCATAAAGATGGTCTCATTGAAACGGACACAGCTAATGACTTAGTTTCTAAACTTAAAGGTTACGTAGATGGTCTTGAAGGTGATTTGTCATACTCCTACAGATACTTCAACGAGGATGAAGACGCTGATGGTGATGACGTTCTTGAGGAAGAAGAGGAAGATGAACTTAATGAACGCGCCTTCACTAATTTCAACAGAGCTACAAAATTGCTTAAGTTAGCTAAAGATGGCGAAATTAAACCATTCCAAATGAGAAAGCTCAACAGGATTAGAAAAGGTCTTGAAAAAGAGTTTGCGCGCCGCGGCGGCACAAAGGGGATGACCAACAAAGAAAAGGATCTTCTAGGTAAGTTCAGTCAAAATGATGACGTGTTTAAAAGTTTCGATGCAAAAGGTAGGGCAATACCAGATGCTCCTGCAGCACCCCAGCCTGCTGCTCCCGGTGGCGGCGGAGGCGGCGGAGGCGGCGGAGGTAGTGCCGTGCCAAATCTGGGCACTTCCCAAATTGGTCCCGGTGGTCCCAGTGTTAGCAACATCGGCGGTGTTCAAGATCTTGGCAAGCTCTATAAGCAAGCCGGTAGCGTATCTACATTAAGTAGCTGGCTTGGGCCCGGCTTCTTAAAATCAGTTGCAGGTTTTGCTCTTCCAGTCGCAGGTATCGCAGGTATTACCGCGTTGGTTGCTAAGCGACTTATGGGTAAATCCCGTGAAGGCTCTCTTAAAAAGCTTTCCGGCGTACTTGCTCCTGTTCAAGCTAACGATCAAGGCACAGAGGCGCCAGTCGCCGCCGGCGGTGAAGATCCACAAGCCTCACTCGGTGGCGGTGAAGATCCACAAGCCTCACTCGGTGGTGCAGGTGCTGCCGCAGCAGGCGCTGGTGGGGCCCCAGAAGTTAAGACAGTTAATAGTAGCAACCTTGCTACCAGAGATGCAGATGGAACATCTAAAAACGCAGCAGGCCAGACTGTATTTGATGAACCACAAGCGCTAGCACTCGCAAAAGCACAGGTAGCATGGCTCACAGCAAACCCCGGTACTAGCCCTGCACAAAAAAATGGCCGCGCTGGAATGAAAAGAGATCTTGAAGCTGCTATCGCTGCCAGTGCAGACACTAGAGAACGCGGCGATATTCCTGACGATCGAATCTCAGATGACGAACTTACCGGAGGTAAGCAACCACCCGGCCGTGCTGCAGCAAATCCGCTTGCTGAGACTGTCAATAGGTGGCAGCAGATTGCAGGAATTATCAAGGGGTGATTTGTGAAGAAGTCAGAACTTAAAAAACTTATCAAGCCACTTGTTAAAGAATGTATAAACGAAGTCCTTCTCGAAGAGGGGCTTCTGTCTAATGTTGTGTCAGAGGTTGCTAAGGGTATGCAAGGACAAACGATTGTTTCTGAAGCGGCTCCCGCACCCAAGCCGGTTGTCGAGAATAAACAAAAGAAACAAGCTGCAATTGCTCAAAGAAGAAAACTAATGGATGCTATTGGTAATGATGCATATAATGGAGTTGACTTATTTGAGGGAACTACACCCATGTCATCACAAGCTGAGCCCCGCGCCGGTGCGATTGATTTAGGTGACCCCGGTGATTCGGGCGTAGACATCAGCAATCTAATAGGTGGCGCAACTAAGATGTGGGATTTGATGAAGTAATATGCCTAAGAAAAAAGCAAATGTTTTAGTAACCTCTAAGGAATGCCGAGGAAATCATGAAAGGATGATTCGAAGGTTTATAAAGAAAACTAAAAAAGAAAAGATTATCGAACAAATAAAAGACAGAAAGCATTATAAAAAGCCGTCTGACAAAAAAAGAGAAGACCGTGCAAGGGCTGAAAGAAGAAGAATAAGAGATGCACTAAAAAAACAAAGAGCAGAAGAAAGACGCAATAGAAAGAAAAGGTGACTATTTACCTTTGAGCAACAAATTTTGGAGATTTATAAATGGCTAATTTCAAAAAATCATGGATTGCCGAAGTCGGTATCAACCATGTTCCAGCATACCAAGCAAGTGGTCGGCCCTTTGCAACCGCTAGTCTAAATTGTGAAACAGGCGAGGGCCATGCAGTTTACTTTCCTTACGTAACACGCTGGATTCAAATTATTAACAATGATACCGGCAACGCAGTCAAAGTAGGTTTTTCTAGAAGAGGTCTAGACAGCGAGCAGAACTTTTTTACAATTGGTAAAGGTGCAACCGGCCAACCAACCGCTTCTGAGAGATTAGAACTTAAAGTTTCCGAGTTGCATATCACTGGTTCAACTAATGTAGATATTATTGCTGGACTTACAACTATTCCATCGGAGAGAACAACAACCGAAACGGGCCCAAGCTGGTCGGGTTCTGCAGGAGTAGGATAATAAATGGCTCAGTTTGGTTGGGCATATGTAAACTGCAGCAGCAGTGGTGGAACTAGCGCAGCAGGTCCAAGCGGATCACTGCAGTTCATGACTGCATCCGGCCAAGGGTCAACTACTGGCTCAGTTAAGTTAACATTTCATGAGGGCTCTGGTTTGATGACACT